ACCGTTGATCTTCTTGAGCATGTTATTCGTACTTTCCCTGGCTCTACTGCCAACCAGATTGATATCAACATTAACCGGATCTCAGTATCCACGTACGCAACCATCCCAAACAAACTGACGCAGGGGCGCCCGATTCAGGTTTGGGTGAACCGTCAGTCTGGTCAGACAACGGATGGAGAGGTAGCGTACCCACAAATTAATGTGTGGCCAACGCCGGATCAGGGTACGTTGGAGTCGCCGTACTATTACTTTGTCTACTGGCGGCTGCGCAGGATATTTGACGCCGGCAACGGTGCGAACGTGGAAGATATTCCATTCCGTTTCCAGAACTGCTTGGTAGCGGGCTTGGCGTATATGCTGGCCATGAAGCTGCCGAATGCGTTTGAGCGGTTGCAGATGTTGAAGGCGCAGTATGACGAGGCATGGGAGTTGGCAGCTGGCGAGGATCGTGAGAAGGCGCCAGATCGTTTAGTGCCACGGATGATTACTTATAGGTGATGTATGCCACTGAAGGATCCAGAGGCTAGGAAGGCATATCAAAAGGCTTACGCCCAGCGTAACAAGGAAAAGGCGTACCAAAGGGTCAAAGAGTGGCGGGCAGCAAATCCTGACAAAAAATTGGAGCAAGACAGAAGATACGCAGAAAAATATCCTGAAAAATTAGTTGCAAAAACTCAACGGTGGAGGGCTAAAAATCCACAGAGTGCAGCAGAATCTTCAAGGAAAACTCGACAAAAACATGCGGCTCGTGTGCTTGCCAACAAAGCCAAGTATCGAGCAGCAAAGTTACAGGCAACACCAAGATGGCTGAACAAAGGACATTGGTTTGAGATTGGTTGTGTGTATTTGTACAGAGACTCGTTGAAGCGAATAGGACTGGATTACCACGTAGATCATATTGTGCCGTTGCAGGGCAAAAAAGTATCTGGGTTGCATGTGCCAGAGAATTTGCAAGTGCTGCCAGCGGACAGGAACAGATTGAAGAACAACCACTATGCCGAGTAAATACGCATCAGGTAAAAAATCTATTGCAGAATGTGATAGATGTGGTTTTCGTTATATGTTGAAAGAGCTTAAAACGCTCACTATTAAGACAAAGAATGTCAAAATTAAAGTATGTCAAACGTGCTGGGAACCAGATCAACCTCAACTTAGCCTTGGGATGTATCCAGTCACAGATGCGCAAGCTGTACGGGAACCAAGGCCGGATGTCAGTTACACCCAGTCTGGTTACACGGGGATTCAGACAAAGTTTCAAACTGGACCTGCTGAAGATGAGACTGGATATCCGGGCGGTGGTAGTAGGATTATTCAGTGGGGCTGGTATCCAGTAGGCGGATCTAGGGCTAACGATGCTGGACTGACGCCGAACAATTTGGCAGTGCCTGGGGTAGTAAATAGCGTAACGGTATTAACAACGTAGGAGTTCAAAATGGATACGAGCAAGATGAAGTCTATTGCTTCCAAGGCGGTCAAAACCCACGAGAAGCGTATGCACAACATGGCAAAAGGTGGCGTAACTGGTGAAGCCATGAAAAAATACGGGCGGAATGTAGCGCGCGCGATGAATCAGCGTGGATCTGGAAGGGGTCGATAATGGCTAAGTTTTCCCAAAAGGTAAAAGGCAAAGAGGTTGGCCCTGCATCCACGTACGCCCAACCGCATACGATGGAAGGCAGCGCGACGAACGTTAATGCCTACAGCGGATATACGCCTGGTGCCAAGGTGTTAGACCAGATTAACCCGTCGATTGGTGGTATCAGCAAAGGCAACTACAAACCCATCAATCCATACGGTGTTGGTGAAATGCGTGGTTACGGCGCGGCTACTAAAGGGCGCAAGATCAGCGGGAAGATGGGCTGAGATGACATATACAGAGCTAGTCAACGCCATCAAGGCGTACACAGAGAACTACGATTCAGACTTTGAGTCGTACATTCCCACGTTTGTCCGGCAGACGGAGACGCGGGTATACAACTCTGTGCAGATTCCTGCGCTGCGTAGGAACGTGACTGGCCTGCTAACCGCAGAGAATAAATATCTCTCGGCGCCATCTGACTTCTTGGCGGTGTACTCACTGGCGGTAGAAGATCAAGAGGGGCAGTATCACTACTTGCTGGATAAGGATGTGAACTTTATCCGCGAGGCGTACCCCACGCCAACAGATCTTGGCCTGCCTCTGTACTACGCCATTTTTGGTCCGACAGTGGTGAACAACTCGGTTACGACAGAGCTAACGTTCATCTTGGGGCCGACACCCAATCAGGCGTACAACGTAGAGATGCACTACTACTATTACCCTGAGTCGATTGTGACCGCAGGGACTACGTGGCTGGGTGATAACTTTGATCCAATCCTTCTGTATGGTTCTTTGAGAGAAGCTTATTTGTATATGAAAGGCGAGGTCGATCTTATCCAGAATGTGGACGCCAAGTACAACGAAGCTATGGGTCAGCTGAAACGTCTGGGTGATGGTCTTGAGCGTCAGGATGCGTACCGTTCTGGCCAGGTTAGGGTTAAGGTGACGTAATGGCGCTCCGTCAAGGATTGACCACAAGTTTCAAAAAAGAGATTTTGCTGGGTCAGCACAATCTGGAATCGAACACGCTGAAGATTGCGTTGTATACGGCGCTGGCAACCCTTGATGAGAACACGACTGAGTACACCACAACCAATGAAATTACTGGTACGGGGTACACGGCAGGCGGTGAGACGCTATCGGGCGTGTCTGTGTCAACGTCAGGGCTGATTGCGTACGTGAGTTTTGACAATGTTGTGTGGGATCCTGCGTCGTTTACGGCTAGAGGCGCATTGATTTACAACGCAAGCGTGAGCAATAAGTCGATTGCAGTTTTGGATTTTGGGTCAGACAAGATCACGACAACGAAGTTTACTATTGATGTCCCGCCAGACACGGCAACGGCGGCGATTATTCGCATAACGTGAGGAGTTATCATGCAAGTAGAACAGGCCAAAGCTAACGACATTGTTACCAGCACGGTAACTCGCACGGGATCGACTGCTGATACCGCCCATGCCGGCGGTGTATTTCACTTTGAGTGCTATGACATGAATGGCAATCTCAAGTGGGAAGACAGCTGCCATAACTTGGTGGTCAACGTCGGCTTGAAGTTTATTAACGACACGGTACTGACCGGATCTGGTTACACGGCGGCGTGGTATGTTGGTTTGATCACTGGTCCAGCGGCTAACACGACGATCAGCGCTACAGATACGCTGGCATCTCATGGTGCAACAGGTTCTGGCGGCTGGACAGAAGATACCAATTACTCGGGCAGCAGGCCGGCGATTACGTTTGGCGCGGCTACCACTGCCAATCCAGCGGTATCGACTAACGGGACAGCTGTGCAATTTACGATGAACGGCACAACGACGGTTGCAGGCGCATTCTTGGCAAACGTTGCATCTGGCACGTCAGGTACGCTGCTGTGTGCATCTGACTTCCAAGCGCCAGGCGATCGATCGGTGGTAAGTGGTGACGTGCTGAATGTGACCTACACATTCAACATGGCTGCTTAATAAGGGGTAGATCATGTTCAAAAAGGGTGATGTAGTCCGCGCAAAGGTAACTGTACCGCAGGGTCCGATTGTCAAGATGCGCATGGACGATGATGGGAATGTTGAGTATTTGGTCGAATGGACTGATGGCGATACGACGCATCAGCGTTGGTTTGCACAAGATCAGATTGAGATTGGGGGCTAAATATGCCAGAGGGCGGCTGGTCTTCTGGCACATGGGGTCAGGCCGGCTGGGGATGTTCTGTTTATGACAGGTCTTCCTCGGATACGGCCACGGCCTCAGATGCCGTATCAGTCACTCTGACATACAGCCGATCGGTATCCGAGACGGCGACGGCAAGTGAATCTGTTATTGCAGGGGCGGTATTAAACAGCGCGATATCGGAGACTGCGACAGCAAGTGAAACTTGTGTGTCGGCAGGTGTGTTGAATGCAGCGGTATCTGAGACGGCTACGGCGTCAGAATCGGTTGTTTCAACGGTAGATTTTGGATGTGCAGTATCTGAAAGTGCGACGGCAAGCGAGTCGGTATCGGCTACGCCGCAGTACAGCAGATCAGTATCAGAAACGGCAACAGCAACAGAATCTGTAGCGGCGGCAGCTACGTTTGCAGTCAACGTATCTGAAACGGCAACGGCTTCTGACAGTGTAGTGGGTGGATTGGTTTACGAAGTTGACGTTGACGAAACCGCAACGGCGTCAGATCAGGTAAGCGCAGCGCAAAGATGTGTTGCCTCCATCATCGAAACGGCGACGGCATCAGATCAATCCTCTGCCCTTGCTGAATTTATGGCGCTGATATCGGAATCGGCGTCAGCATCAGATCAATCTAGCGCTCTAGCGGAATTTTTAGCCTCCGTTGTAGAGACAGCTACCGCGTCAGACCTTCCTTCCGCAGCAGCAGAATTCTTTGCAAGTATTATAGAAACGGCAACTGCTTCAGATGCAATTAGCCGGCGGTTGTTGTGGGAGTTGATAG